GGAGTTCGATGGCGTACTGCTGCGAGACGGTCTTTGCCGCGAGGCGTGACGCGATGTCGAGCGCCGCGGTGATCTGCGCCCCGTTGAGAACGAGCGCGCCGATTGCGGCGTCTCCTTCCTTGCCGGGAGCGTTCAGCCCCAGATGACTCCGCGCCGCTTCCGCTGCCAGCGCCTCGATGACATCGGTATCCGTGCGCGGGAACATCGTGCCGAGCAGCGTCTGGTACTGCTTCTCGATCACCTTCTGCCCCGGCTTCGTCTCGAAGAGCTTGGCCGTCTGATCCTGCACTTCGGCCACGTTCTGCACCGAGAATTTGCGCGGGTAACTGATGTTGATCTGTGCCCGTTCGATGTCGTCGGTCGATGCGCCAAGGAAGCGGAGATAGATCTCGGTCGCCTTGCGTTCGGCATTCTCCAGCGCCGCGGCGTGGCGGGCGATCCGCCGCTCGCTCTTACTGAACTCGACCATTGCGTGAAACCCGCTCGAGGTCTCGACTGCGCCGACGACGGCCCGCATATTCGCGGCCTCGTAGGCTGCGGCCTTCTTCTTGTCGCGGCTCTCTTGTATCTTGTCGAGCGCGGTGAAGTCGGGCGAGACATACGCCGGGGGCGCGGCCTCCCCGTCGTACAGCATCACGGAATCGAGGCCAACCGTGACCGTCTTCTCTGCGAATGAGCCAACATCCTTGACGCCCATCGCGAGGAAGAGCGCGGCCTTGCGTTCGATCTCGCGGGCTTCGGAGTCCTGGTTGTAGACCGTCTGCGCGAGGCGGGCGACCGAGAGCATATCGGTCACACCCACGAACCAATCGCCGCGCGGCTTGTGATCGTGGACGGGGATGACGGGAACGACGCCCGTTCCGTTCGAGCCGCTGGACTTGAGCGTGTAGGCCTTGCCCTCGCGCTCGAACGTTGCCCACCCCGACTTCGACCAGACGCGGAAGTCACACTTGCCGAGATCTTCGTCCTCTTCGTCTGGCTCGAGGATCAGGATCGCGTCGATCTGGTCGTCATCGTCCAGAGACCAGCGCGGGACGCAGCGCGTGTCGACGGCGTACATATACGGGAGCTGCCGGAGCAGCTTCTCTTCTTCGGCGTTCGTCGCCCTGAGCTCCGGCGCGTCGATCACGAGCCAGCCCGTGAGATACAGCCGCGCCTGTTGAAACGCGAACTCGAGGACATCGAGGATTCGGTTGCGCTGCCGGTCGGCATTCGACCAGAACTCGCCCGCTCGAGGATCTTCCGACGAGCGCCGAATGGAATCCTCGTGTTGCATGATGACATCCCACGATGCCATGCAGACCTGTTGCGCGAACTGGTCGTAGTCGGTCGTGCCGCGCCGCTCTGCGAGCTTCGGCGTCAGCGCCCCGCCGGTCGTCGTCTCTTTCTTGAACGGGATGATGTATGACCCGTCTGCGAATCCGCCGGTGCCGGTGATCGAGTCCGCGAGAAACTGCCATGTGTCCGCGATGAACCGCGCCGACTTCGCACTACCCATGACGTTCTCAAACGCCAAATAGGAAGGGTGCGGCCCGTGCTCGATGAACTCTTCGACCAGTTCAATCCCGGCCTCGTCAAGGAATCCGAACCTCCCGAACTCAGGATCGACAGCGGGCTTCGTTTCGTTTGCGTCCATTCATGTGCCTCACTGTGGCGAGAGATTCCCACCATTCCCCGGGAGCGTCAAACCTCAGATGTCCGCGGGGTTGATGCCGCGAACGTGATGGCTGAGCCGATCCGCCGCGAATGCGATGTTTGTCATGTCGGCCCAATCGGGCGAATCGCTCGGGTCTAGCACTTCGGTCTTCGACGTGCGCGTGTCGGAGTGAGTCCATGAGCAGAGTTGCCCAATGAGGTCGGGGATGTCGGGAATGTAGATCTCCCCGTCGCGAAACTTCTCGCTGAGTAGAAAGATGTCTTCACTCTTGCGGTTCTGGTAGCGGTCGGAGTTGCGCGCCTTGATCCCCGGCTTGTAGCGGAGGATCTTGATGACCTCGCCGTGCGTCTTGCGCCGCCACTCGTCCGCGAGTTGGTCGAGCACGCGGCAGACGATGAGCCCGACCCCCGGCTCGTCAACCGCGATGGCGTCCGCTCCTGCATTCTTTGCGAAGTTGAACGTGTACTCCGCGAGGCATTCTTCGAAGAGCTTGCCCTCCGGAACGCGAGGGTTGACCGCTTCGGCGTGAACGAGGACGGGGCCGACACGGTGGCCCATGATCGCTTCGTCACCGCCACCACCGGACGGGTCGAGCGAGATGATGGTCAACCATTCGGGACGCCTCTCCTGTGCCATGCGGCGAAGCGCGGCATCGGGGCGGATTGCGCGTTCGATGGTCGAGAGCGGGATCACGACGTTCCCCTCTGCCATCGAAAACTCGCCGAGTTGCTGTTGCCTCCAGAACGGATTGTTCTCCCCGAGTCGTTCGCGCTCCGCTTCGGCGTGCTCGCGCAGTTCCGGCACGTCGAGCGCCGAGCCTCGCATCGTTGCCCATCGCGCACGGTCGGGACCGAACGCTCCGTAGAACCAGCCGCGAGGGATGCCAGGGGTTCCGATCGCAACGAGCTTGTTCTCCACGTCCTTGCGCCCCAGCATGTTGACGGCCGAGTTGAAGAACGGATCGCGCACGCCCTTGGCCTCATCGAACATGACGAGCGCGCCGCCCTTGCCGGCGTGCCGCCCTTCGGTGTCTTCCTCGCGCGCCGCCGCGACTCCGACCGCGCGCCAGAGCGGCGACGGCGTTTGAATCTGCTTCGACATCACGCGCCACGTCTTGTGGAAGTTCGGGAGCTTGGAGTTGCGCCAGACGCTGCGGATGTTCGCCCATGTCGCCTGTTCGACCTGACTCCATCGCGGGGCCGACGTGAAGACGAGGGAGTCGTAGCGGGTCGCTAGCCAGTGCAGGGCGACGATTGCGGCGAAGCGCGACTTGCCCCAATCGCGACAGCAGCAGAGCGCGAACCACTTGTTCTCCGCGTACATCGCGAGAGCCTCGTCCTGTCGCGGGTAGGGCCTGTCGAAGAGATTGTCGTGAGCCCAGCAGACGGGATCGTTGCGCCAGCGGCGCAGAAGGTTCTTCCGTTTCTCGAGGCCCATGCGTCAGGACTTCGGCGTGACCTTTAGATCCCGTGGCCGTCCGATACTCCACGCGACTTCCGTCTCCTTGCGGGTCGCAAACCAGAGCTCACCGCGGAAGAGGACAACGAGTCGCTGGAGAAACGAGAGCTTGATGAGTCCGACGTGCGGACGATGGAGTTTCGTTTGTGGCATCAGTTTGGCCTTTCTGGTTCGTCGGTGATCCCGTGCTCGTTCGCGATGTCTTCCAGCATCTGGTCGACGGACTGCTCCTGCTCGGGCTTCTCATCGAATCGGTCACGCTGGCCGAGCCAATTCTTTCCGAGCCAAATCTGCGCGGTCACGTTGTTGTGTTCTGTGGCATTGAGGAACTGCGCTCGGCGGACGGACATCTTCCCGTGGCTGCGCCCCCTTTTCAGGGTGTCGGAAAACCGCAGGGCCAGCGTTTCGCGGTGACACCCCAAGATGTCCCCGATCTCCTCGTCCGTACACGCGATCTGCGCGAGCTTGAATACCTGATCGGTGTCGATGTCCTTCTTCGGCCTGCCGCCCTTGTTCTTTGCCTTCTGTGGCTTCTGCGCCTTCTTTCTCGTTGCCATCTGTGCGAGCCCTGCTCCAAATTCAACCTTGCCACAAAAGCGAAACGGGCGCGAATTGCGCCCGCCTGCGTACTACTGGAAAAGCCCTCGCTGACTCGGATGTTCGCTGCACCTGGATTCCGCCGCCCTGCGTTCTACCTCTCTACGTTCCAGCCCCGCGTCGAACTCGAGGATTGCGGCTCGCTCCTCGATTGCGAGGCGGCATTCGGGGCAGTCAGTCATCCTTCACCGCATCCGCCGCAGCCTGCATCGCCTCGATCCTGTAAGCCACGATGTGGTCCGTGAGTTCTAACGCCTTGCTCGCGTCGTAGCCGTTACCGCCAAGCTGAGCGGCGATTGCCAGTTCTCCGATCTTCGCGAGCTGGCGCAGATCGTTGATCTTGTCCGCCATCGCTTTGGGCGTATCGCAGCCCCAGAACGGCATCCCGGCTTCAACGGAAGCGTCAAAGAGCCGCTGTCGATCCGCTGCGCGCTCTGCCAGAAAGTCGCCGATTCGCTTGTCGAGTTGTCCGTTCTCGGCTCGCAGCCGCTCGTTCTCCGCTTGCAGCGCGGCGATGGCGGCGAGGTGGTCCTCCCAAAATATCAAGTAACCGTTCGGATCTTCGTCGCCGATTCCGTTGTATCTGGTGATCTCCCCGCTCGTCGGTTCGTTCGGCGTGGTCATCGGTTGTCCTCGTACTTTGCTGTTGCGTAAACGAGCCCTCGCAGAATCCCCGATTGGCGCTGACGCTCTCGTTTCCACTGGTCACGCAGTTCCCAATTGTCACGACAGGGCTGGCACCATCGCTCCGGATAGCTACGCGCTGCATCCTCTGGCCCGTCGAATTCGGAGTTGAACGGGCAGACTGCCGCGTCGTCGTTCGGTTCGATACCTCCGACATCACAGCGCCGCCAGTCGATTTGAGCCTTTAGCGACCGCTGTCGCTCGACACACGCCCGAAGTCGCGATGCCGACGCAACAATTCGCGCTGTCGGTTCGTTCGGTTTGGTCATTTCAGTCGTTCTCCTCCCAGTCGTGCTGCTCTGGAGTAATGTCGCTGTCGATCCCGCGCTGCACCTCTTCAAACTCCAGCGCGGCCTTGAGGGTCGCAATCTCCTCGTCCTTCGCCGCCAGTTGCGCCTGTGCGTCTTGCAGTAACCCCGTGTTCTCGCGAGCCACGGAATCCACGATGCCCTGCGCCCACTTGGCGCGGTCACGTTGGGCGGTCGCCTCTTTGGCTATCTGCTTCCAAGCGTGCAGTATCGCAGCGTGTGTCTCGTACAGCACAAATCTACCATCGGCAGCGGGAGAGAGATCCCAAGGATCGGTGAGAAAGTCGAAACGCTCAATGGTCGCTGCCGGAGCGGCGTCGCTGTCGGGATTGATCCCGGCGATTTCATCGAGAGTGTAGTGACCATGACAAATTCCGGGCAGTACCCAACCCATCGGGACATCACACATACCGCCACGTTGACCCGCGCACAACGGCTTCCCGCACGTCGGGCATTTCTCGTCGCTCCCGCTCTCGCTTCGCTCGGTTGTCATCTCGGCTCCTTCATGCTTGGGTCTAGGCTCACCTGATACGAGGCCGAGGATAGTGCCCTCGTTAGTTCCCGCTCCGCTCTCGGATGTAACGGAGTCCCGATGTCGTCGGTGATTGAGTACACCGGGAATTCGTGTGCGTAGTCGTCAATCTCGAACCCCTTTGAAATGGTGATGCACTCTAGTTGCTCAACCAGGCCGCGCATATCTACAAACGATCTTGCTCCAGCGGTGATGTCCTTCTTCCACCGCGCAATCTCCGCGTCCTTCGCCGCCAGCGCGACGCGGAGTTTGTCGATCTCCGCTTCCTTCTCCTTCATCTCGTCGGCCTGCTCCTTCTGGAACGACCAGCAAGCGTTGACCGTCTCAAGGTAGCGGTCGCGCTCCAGCGTCACAGCTGCGAGTTCCAGCCGGTGCGCGTCTTCGTTTTCCGCCCAGCGGCGGTCTACGTCGGCGGCGAGATACGTTGCGTGCTCCCGTTCCTGTTCCGCCAATTTCACTCGCAATTCGTCACGCTGCTTGAGAAGGCGCTTTGCGTTCTTCCTCGCCTTGATCGCAGCGCTCCATGCTGCGGTTTCTGAGGTCGCTGCTGGTTGCGCCTGCTTCCGCATCCACGCCGCGCAGTCGTCCGCACTGTGGCACGTTGCGTCACGGACGCCCATCCGCTTAGCCACGCACCGATCCGGAGTGATGCCGTAACTGGAGCAGCGGATGCGTCCGCAGCGGTTACAGGTTGATGCGCCGGTCGCTGCCGGTGCGGCGTGACCGTGGCAGAACGACCCATCCTCCGAGAAGTCACACTCGTTGGTTTCGCGAGAAACATCGCACTTCGGTTTCCCGCACACGTCGCACTTGTTAGCGTTCGTCATCGCAATCCCCCGTTCTCGACCCATGACTTGCATCGGCACATAGTGACCTGCGGCGCGTAGATCGTGTGGCACGCGGGACACTCCCATCCCGTCTGCACGAACGTGATCTGCCGCTCGACCGGAACGCTTGTTGTCTGGGGGTACGTCAGGTGGCGGCAGTTGTCACAGCGCACCGAGTCTAGATGGTGACACGCGGCCATCACTCACCGTCCTTCCCCGCCAGCCCGAGAAGGCGTTCGGCGTCGGTGAGCGAGTGCCACGACGAATACCCCTCGCCGGTATTATAAACGTCGAATTTCATCCCTTGAATCGTGTTGCGAGATCCGTAGCACCCGTCGTGCCGCAACACCCGCAACACCCGCAGCGCCAACACGATCTCGTCGCGCTCGGCGGCGTTCGGGAAATAGCTCGATGCGTTCTTCGTGGCGAAGTCTCTGGAGTAGTCGATCAGCTTCGTCAGGTCTACTCGTTCGTCGCTCATTCGCTCGTCTCCTTCTTCGCCCGTCGCCGCTTACCGGGGCAGTCGTGCGTCAGTAGCTGCTCGTCGCGGTACTTGCGTCCGCATACTTCGCATCGGTACAGGTCGGACGGCGGTGGCGGCTCCTTCGGGGCGTAGGTCG